AAACACAAACATGGAAAGCAAGGCAATCAAGTAAAGATTTTAGTTTGCATATACATCCACCATATCAATATCTGGACCACGTAGACCATAAATTTATGGGTAAAGATTCTTACTTTATATTTAAATTGCATTCTCCATGGCAAATTATGACAGATCCAGGATATTCAATATATCAAATGCCTACTTTTTATCATTTTAATGAAGATTTTAGTATATTGCCTGGAATTATAGATACAGACATTTATTATCAGACTAATTTACAATTAGTAATACATTCTAATAAAAAAGAAATTCTTATTCCAAGAGGAACTCCGCTAGCTCATTATGTTATATATAAAAGAGAAAAAATAAATGGATTAGTTCGTGATGCAAATAAAAAAGATAAACATTTAATTAAAAAATTAGAAACACGATTTACAACAAAATTTGGTGGCAGCAAAGAATATATAAAAATGAGAAAAGAAAGAGACAAAAATGATTAAAGAAGTTTTAATGACAACCATTACTGGAGTAGGTGTTGGAGTAGTTTTTGCATTATTTAAACTTCCAGTGCCAGCCCCACCAGTATTTGCAGGGTTAATGGGAATATTTGGTTTATGGTTGGGGTATGGATTAGTTGGGAGATATTTATAATGTTACAATTTTTTTGGGGATTGCTAATAGGTTTTTCAATAGGATATCCAATGGGGTTATGGGCAATATGGTATACAAAAAAGGAAGTTAAAAAACATGTCGAACGATAAAGTTGAATCTAAAAATACATTAGAGTTAATTAATTCAATTACAGAATTTAATGACCTTCATGAGTTTATGAAAGACGAACACCTAGACAAGGCACTTGCAGTAGTGGTTAAACTACTAATGAATCCAGATGTTCCTTCAGCAAAAGCTCCACTTCTAATTATAGAGCTACAAGCAATGTCTACTAAGTTTGCAATGATGGCTTCTGTTTATTCAACCATTATGAAAGATAAGGCTGGATCAGTAAATAACAATAAAAAGAATATTTATTATTCAGCAAAGGAGTCCATAGACAAACTTGTAGATGCACTTAAGTATGTCGTTAGGTACAATTAATAAATGGCTAGAGAAATAGTAAAGAATCTTAAGTTTAAAAAGCATACTGGTAAACACTTTGACCCAGAACTTTTTGCAAGCCTGTTGGATGAGTCATATCGTAATACAAAACGTGCTGACGGGGAAATGACCAAGAAATCATTTAGCCCCAGCTCACTTGGGTATGGACATGGAACATGCCCTAGATACTGGTATATGGCTTTTAGCGGTGCAATGTTTATCGATGACAATGATGCAGTAGCGGTTGCTAATATGGCACAAGGAACTCAAGCCCACGAGAGACTTCAGAAACTAATATCTACTATGCCACAGTTTAAAAATGAAGAAGAAGAAATTGTTAACGAGTATCCTCCAATTAGGGGCTTTATAGATTTAATTATGGAGTACGATAACGAAATTGTAATCGGTGAAATTAAAACGGCAAAGCAGGAAGTGTGGGATGCAAGACAATCTGAGATGAAGCCTACAGCAAACCATCTACTACAACTACTTACTTACATGAAACTCAAGAAAGCTAAAGAGGGATTCTTTCTATATGAGAATAAAAATACTCAAGAGCTTATAGTTATTCCAGTTTCTATGAATGAAAAAAATACTGAAATTATTGAAGAAGCATTTTTATGGATGTGCGAAGTATGGGATAACTTCAAAGATGGGGACCTACCAATGAGGCCATCAGGATCAACAAAATCAAAAATGCCATGCACGTACTGTCCAATTAAAAAAGAATGCTATTCGGGACTTGTCGGTACAGTACAAATAGAATCATATAAGGTTCCTAAGCTATGATTTGTGGCAATAAAGAATGCGCTAAAGATTTTGAAGCCAAAACCCATAATCAAAAATATTGTTCAGATGAATGCTGCAGAATTGCAACTAACAGAAGAATTATGGAAAAGTATTATGAAAAAAAGGCCATTAGAAACGGTGCAGTAAGAAGTTGTAAAAAATGTAAAATTCAATTAAGCAGGTATAATCAAAAAGAAGTATGCTCAATCTGTGAAAAAAATATTGGATCAGCAAATAAAAAATCTTTATGGAGTATTTTAAATGAAATTGGGTGAGCTAATAAAGATTAAGGCCAATAGAGTATTGGGTATAGATGCCTCAACAAACTCTGTAGCTTTTTGCCTAATGGAAAATGATCAACCTCTCAAATGGGGGAAGATAGAGTTTGCAGGCTCAGACATATACGATAAAATATTAGACGCAAAGAATAAGGTTCATGGGATGCTTGATGAGTTAAAGTCTGACTATATAGTTGTAGAGGGAGCTGTTTTTGTTAAGTCTCCAGATGCAGTAATTAAATTATCTTATGTATACGGAGTCGTAATTGCAGAATTGATGTCTACTGGGGCAAAAGTTGTCACCATATCACCCACTTCTTGGCAGGCATATATAGGAAATAAAAATCCAACAAAGGATGAAAAAGAAGGAATACGAGCAAAGAATCCAGGATATGCTGACTCCTGGTATAAAAATCAATTACGTAATATGAGAAAGCAAAGAACCGTAGAGTATTTTAATAACAAATATAATTTAACCCTGTCTGACTTTGACGTGGCTGACGCATTTGGCATAGCACATTATTCAAATCGGATACTTACTGAGCGATGAAACTATATCAAAGTAAAGACTGGCTTCATAGAAGATATGTCGTACAAAAGAAAACGGTTACAGAGATAGCCAAAGAGTGTAATGTTTCTGCTATGACTATACAGAGATACCTAGAGCAGTTTGGATTAATTAAAAAAAGATGAATATAGAGCCTAGAAATTTAACATCTGTTACTTTTTCAAAAGTATTAGATACTTTTTATATATACACTGGAGATATAACCGATAGGTATGTTCAGAAAAGCTGCATAGATCAGGGAGTTTGGGATAAAGAATTAACTGATTGGATGATTAAAAATATAAAGTCAGGCTGGGTATGCCTAGATATAGGCGGAAACATATTTTACTTTACAGAAGTAATGGCAAGACTTGTTGGTAGTAGTGGTAAGGTTATAGCCTTTGAGCCAATAAAAAGATTATGTGATTCATATAAATATGCTAGAACTTTAAATGACTATGATAATGTAGGCAGTATAGAAGTAATGCCGTTTGCCTTGTCGAACAAAGAAGATAATTTAATATTAAATATTTGGGAAGAAAATATTGGCGGATCTGGTATAGTTAACGAGCATCAAATAGGTAATCATGGTCAACATGGAAACTACTATACTGAAGAGATACAGGCAAAGAGATTAGACTCTGTTTATACTGGTAAGGTTGATTTTATGAAGATAGACGTAGAGGGCCATGAAAGATTTGTATTTGAAGGATTTTCACAAATGGCAAAGGATTGCCCACTCATTGTTGTTGAATTAGGCAGTGGACAGCCAGATGAATTTTTGGTAGAATTAAATAATAAATATGAAATGACATTCTTAAATGGGGAAGCGGCCTCGTTTGAAAAAATAAAAGAGCATGATGTTGTTAATGTTCTTTTAACAAGGAGATAATATGCTTAAACCAGTATATGAAGATGTAAAAAGCTTTAGTTGTCAGGATTTATATTTACGTTCAGTCGGAGCACCATCTGGAATGAAAATATGGGATGCCTGCCACGAAATTGCACACATGTTAGTTGAAAAAAATATTTCATATGGTAACTCAGCTCTTGAGCCTGCAAGAATATTTTCAACGGCGGATTCAACAGAGCAATTAAAGGTCAGAATTGATGATAAATTAAATAGAGTAAAGAATAATCAGGGATTTGCTGGAGATAATGATATTGATGATCTAATTGGATACTTAATTCTCCTTAAAATAGCTAACCAAATATCAAAAACTAATTGACTTTTCAGTCGACTAGAACTATAATAGAGTAATATGGAAATAGAATTAGCTGATCATTTTGATCGCATGAATAAGGTAGTCTCAGAACTACTTAAGGGAAACAACCCAACCCAAATATCGACAATTACTGGACTACAACGTAAAGAAGTAGTTGAATTGATTGATGAGTGGAAGCACGTAGTTCATAACGACAACACGGCAAGGGAACGTGCTAAGGAAGCAATCACTGGCGCAGACCAACATTATGCAATGCTTATCAAAGAAGCTTGGAAAACAGTAGAGGATGCCGATCAGGCGGGACAACTAAATGTTAAGGCTACAGCATTAAAGCTAATCGCAGACATTGAAGGAAAAAGAATTGGAATGCTTCAGGAAGTTGGGCTATTAGACAATGCAGAAATTGCATCACAGGTAGCAGAGTCTGAAAGAAAACAAGAAGTATTAGTAAAAATTTTAAAAGAAGTAACAGCGCAATGTCCAAAATGTAAAATGGAAGTTGCAAAAAGATTATCTCAGATCACTGGAGTCGTTGAGTCTATCGTAATTGAGGACGCTAGTGGATCTTAATTTTAATGATTTAATTGACATTCTAGATGGCGAAGAGTTTGATGAAAGGCCAGTAGACCTTAGAACTTTTGTTACAAGCCCAGACTATTTAGGCCTACCACCGCTATCTGAATTACAATATGAATTAATTGAAAAAAGTTCTCAGATATATAAAGAAGCAACATTAAAAAAATTATTCGGAGAAGATGAAGGATCTCTTAGGTTTAAGCAAACTTGTAATGAAGTAATTGCACAACTAGGTAAGGGATCTGGAAAAGATTACTGCTCAACAATATCTGTTTCGTATATAGTATACCTTTTGCTATGCCTAAAGGATCCAGCAACATACTACGGCAAGCCTCCTGGAGACAGCATAGACATCCTTAACGTTGCTATAAATGCTCAACAGGCCAGCAATGTTTTCTTTAAAGGATTTAAAACAAGAATTGATAGATCACCTTGGTTTGTTGGCAAGTATGAGGCCAAGGCATCTGAAGTTAAATTTGATAAAAGTATAACAGTTCACTCAGGTCACTCAGAAAGAGAATCCTGGGAAGGATATAACGTTATTGTTGTAGTTCTAGATGAAATATCTGGATTCGCAATAGAGAATACAACGGGACACGATCAAGCTAAAACTGGAGAGGCAATTTATGACATGTATCGTGCATCAGTAGCTTCTCGTTTCCCAGACTTTGGAAAAGTAATTCTACTGTCATTCCCCAGATTTAAGAATGATTACATTCAAACTCATTATGAATCTGTAATTGCAGAAAAAGAAACGGTTATTAGAAGCGTATTAATGAAGATGGATGAAGACCTTCCAGACCATACTGAAGGTAATGAGATTACAGTAGAGTGGGAAGAAGACCATATTAAGTCTTATCTGTACCCCAAAA